TTCACACTTCTTCTGAATCAGCGCATCCAGATGCCGGTTCTTATTCAGGAACGAGCCTGAAAGCGTGTCTTGTCGGTAGGCGTTTGCACGGAAAGGCTCAATGCTCGGACTCGTGTTACCCATGATAATAGAGCTTGTTGCATTAGGTGCAATTGCCATAACATGGCTAAACCGCTTTTTGACACCACTTTGTGCAGCGTCTGGACAAGCGCCGCGTTTATCAGCAAGAGCTTCATTGGCATCATCCAGTCCTTTACGAATATGTTCAAACATCTTCCGATTCCTGCCTGAAGCCATCGCAGACTCAAACGGGATCATGTTCTTCTGTAGATATGCATGGAAACCCAGCGCACCTACACCAATGCTTCGCTCCTGCATGGCAGAGAACTTAGCACGAGCCACTGTATCCGGTGCATTGTCGATGAAGTATTGAAGCACGTTATCCAGCATCTCAGCAATATCTGCTAGGAATGTAGGATGGTTCTTCCAATCATCGAAGTACTCCAGATTAACAGAAGACAGACAGCAGACAGCAGTACGCTCATTGCTGGTAGGAAGAACAATCTCCGAACACAGGTTACTCTGACGAACCTTTAGTCCCTTGTCTTTCAGCCAAGAAGGCAGAGCCTCGTTACTGGTATCGATGAAATGCAGGTACGGCTCACCGGTCTGCATCCGAGTCTCCAGAATACGCTGCCACAGTTCCTTAGCACTGACAGTCTCCACAACTTGATAAGTTTGAGGATCAATCAGAGGCCATGCATCGTCACCAGTGCCCATCATGCAGTCCTGAATCTTCTCCATGAAAGCATTGGAGATATTGATTCCGTGGTGCAGGTTTAGGGCACGTTGGTTCGGATCACCGGTAGGCTTACGCATCTCAAGGAAGGTAAGAATATCGGGATGGTCAATATCTAGGTAAGCGGCGTAGGAACCACGACGGGTCGTTCCTTGTTTATATGCCAGGGAACTTGCATCGTAGGTTTTGAGGTGGGGCATGATACCGGTGGACTTTTCTCCAGCATGGCGGATGCCAAAGCCAATACCAACACCACCGCCAAGCATACTAAGCCAACTCGTTTCCGCATAGTTCTCCACCAAGCCTTCAGCCGTGTCCTCAATCCAGTTCAGGAAGCAGCTAATGGGCAAGCCTTTCTTAGATCGTCCAAAGCTCAGAATCGGAGTGGAATAAGACAACCAATGCCAAGAAGCGTAGTCATACAGTCGTTGAGCATGAGCCTCATCCGTACCGAATTGTTTAGAAACATAGGCAAATCGTTGCTGCGGGCTTGTCTCCTCCTCCCTCATGTACGATTCTTTCATTCGTTTCAGTCCAAGCTCATCAAAGTACGAGTCTCGGCTGTAATCGACTTGTACGCCCATGTATTCAGTAGTCATTTACTTCCTTTTCTAGTCGTTCTAATTCTGTTTCAATCTCATAGGTGAATGCCTCGACGATCTGGTCACTGGTTAGCCGCAGCACTTCCAGCAACGTCAGTTCGTCGAGCATCTTCAACTTCTCTTTGACTTCCTCTAGCGTTAGCGGAGTCACTTTGGGTTACCTGCAATAATCTTATTAAGATACCACAGGGCTTTCTTGAGGTCTTCTACGCCATTCTTGTCCATAAAGCGCATCAGATACTGCATCATCTGCACATAATCAGAGACAAACAGGGGATCATCAGAAGACAGCCCTGCGGAATAAATTTTATTGGCTAGTTCCCTTAGTACGTCCCTAACCTCAATATTTTTATCCTCAAACAGCATGTAGTGCTTGGGCTTGTCTACAGCATCATACTCATCCATATTTTCCCTCCATGCTTCCTTCTTGTTATCCCAAAAGTAGATGCTATCCTTGGTGTATTTATTATACCCTGAGCAAGTCTTGCAGGGAGCAATGGGGCTGTCTTTAATCGACCCAAAGAAACAGGTGTCACACGGTTCCATACTTCCTCCCGAGATATTCAATACTCAGAAAAAGTTCATCGAAATGGCCGTCTTCTACTTCGTTGAGGATAAGTAGCCCCCGCCAATGGCGGTTACTAAGCTGATCCATGTAGGACTCATCGTGTAGATAGTAGCTTCCGGCAATGATAGCACAAATCGGCTTGCCATCTGCACGTTTACCATAAGCGACTTGCTTGCCTTGCTGATGCCCTGCCACGCACGACATATGTAGTTTGTTAACGATGGCAGCAGCAGTTCCAGCAGGGCGACCCATAGCGCCCACAGGCCAGAAATGATTAAAGCCGACGTTATTAACAAATACTGGATGCAGGAAAGGAAAAACTTCCCAATCTTTTTCATACCCTAAATCCTTAGTGCTGATAAGCCCCTCAAGGGTGGGGTTGTTGTTCACGGCCCGGTCAATCCGGTTCTCGTGGTTCCCTAGAAGGAATATCTTCCGGGGCTTGTAGACCTTTTCCTTGTTCTTCTTCTGCTTGTCCTGAAGCTCCTTGAGAGGGGCTAGAAGCATCTTCATACCCTCCCGAGCAGCCTCAATATCCTTCTTGTACCGCAAGCCCTCAAAGTACTTGGAACCCTTAACATCGTGAGAAGAGAGACTAGGCATATCTGCATGGTCTCCCAGATGAATCACAACGTCAGGTCGATAGTCTACAATCGCTTGCCCAGCCCAAGTAAGATGCTCCAGAGGAACACCTTCTCGGACTTGGGTATCAGGGATACATAGAATTCTCATCAGAACTCTTCTTTAAACACACTTTCTTTTTGTTCTTTTTCCCACTCAAAGTACTGTCGCTGATAGTACGGAGGGATGTTCACAGTATACTTATTAAAAGTAGGACCATCCCAACCATTCCAAGCTTTCAGGGTCGGAGAATCATAGACAGCGATCTTATGTCGGATAGGATAGCCGTACACGCCTTCCACAAAGTTAATAAACTTAGACAGCAGGACAGTCCAAGTCTCATCCTCTTCCGTCAGGTTGTGAGTAGCGTTGTGGTCGCTGTTGTTTTCGTAGTCATTGATGTGAAAACTAACGCGGCTGGTAATCTCTTTGGAAGTGTTTTCACCCCAGCTAAAGTCGTAATTATCGGTCATCACCTGATCCTTTCAATTTGTTACGTTGTTGGCGGTCTTTCAGCTTTGCAATGTTAGCCTGAGCAACCGCTGCCATATCGAAATCAGCCACTTCAGCGATCATCGCCACGAACCACAGGACATCGCCTAGTTCCTTAAATAGCTTGTCCTGCATCTCCGACATCTTTGTCTCATCCCGGATATGCTTGGCGTACACGCCAGCTACTTCACCTGCTTCAGCGGCCAACCCAGAGATAAGGTACTGGAAGTTAGCTGCGCTAGGAAACATGGTAAAACTAGCTTCATACTGATAACGGTCAAAATCCATATTGTTATTTTTCTCCAATCAAAGCTTCCCAACTAACAGGAAACAAGCTCTTCATTTCTTCACTAATCTTCTGAGCCACAATGCGCGTCTCATACTGAGAATGCGAATCCAGACGTAGACGACACATCTCCGACCACGCTCCCAGCGTACCAGACCAAATCCACTCGGTCATGGTGTTCTGCGGGAGCACCATACGGGCCTGTTCAGGACAGGCTCCTTCAGCCAGCATTGAGTTGTACGCAAAGAGAGCAGCTTCTGTTGCATTCCTAGCCCACGAAACAACCTTCCAAGGCTCTTTTACTTCCGTATCCGCGCTACCTTGTTTGACGTTATCTGCCTTCTCTCGCCACATCTCAGGAAAGAAGAACTCAGGCTCACTGTCCACATAGCGGCGGGACACCTCATTCCAAGGCAGGAACTTGTGTTTCACCAACTGACGAGCAACAAAGATCGGTGCCTTGACACGAAAGGAAGCAAAGGCATGGTTAAAGGGACTGGTATGCTCGTGGCGGGCAAGGTACGAGATCAGCTTAGCATCTCGCTGAGACAGGACCAGAGGCCCATAGCTATTCTCAAACTCCCAATCACTTTCCTTGTCAAAGCTTACCCGAGCAGCGTTAACCACAGACAGATCAGTACCACAGCTATCGATTAGCTCCACGCTAATATCAGCAACCTTCATTTCCTAAAATTCCTAAAGAAGAAATCAGCATCTACAACAGCAAGAGGCTTGCACTGATTCTGTTTGATGATAACTACTGGCTCGTGTGTACCATGTGACGCAGCCTGTTTGTAGTCTTCATAAACAGCCATCTTAGCCCGGCTCTTACACTCAATTTGGATAGGGTAAAGATCACGGGCAGCAGGAGACAACTGCACATCTTCCCCGCCTGCGCCCATAGAAGTGCTCTTTACATCGCCTTCTCTCAGTTCAGGAGCATACTGAATGATCTTATCCCTAACCCACTGCTGTAATAGCCGCCCTTTTTGTTTTGCACTACTTGGTTTCATATGGCTCCCACATTTGTCCCGGCTCCCGTCTGAGCCACAACAGTTTTCCGTTCTCTACCAACCTATCGAAAGGCTCATCTTTGTCTTCATAAGCCTTTTTAACAGCCTGAAAGAGTTCTTCCTCTGTCTTACAGTCTTTCAGAATCTTCTCAGCTTTCACTGGCCCGATCTGCTTCAATCCTTGGATATTGTCAGTCCTGTCACCTGTCAGTAGCTGGGTGTAGAAGTTCTTCAATCCTTCAAACTCAGACACATAATATCGTTCATCGGTTACCGGGTTGTAATGGTGGCCGGGCAACTGATTCAGGTCTTTGTCCTGATGAACAATCCAATAATTCCCGAGACAAGAATGAATAGCGACAGCATCGTCAGCCTCCTCACCCTCCGTAACTACCGCGCCTAGTCGAATCAGATGCTTACGCAAAGCCTCATAATGCTTGGGCTTCACAAAGTCTTTCCGATTACCCTTATAGGGTACTGTCTTAGCTACATCGTTACGGAAATTAGTTTTACCGGTAATCCAAGCCTTGTAATCATCGCAGCCTAAATTGATATAAACAATGTCTGTCAGCCATTCTGTCAGCCGACTCTTGGCGATCTTCTCTTCTGCGTTTTCACACGAGAAGCCGATGCGATACACCAAAAAGTCGGCATCCAGAAGAGCCACTTTAGGCGGCTCAGTAGACATTACAGGACCAGTTCTTCGTCTTCCACGGATCGCTCAGGGTTGTATTCAACCAGATCAGTCACAATCAGCTTCTTGATCGACGGAGCAGCGCCATGCTTGCTGGACATCTTATGACGATAGGAACTAATCAGAGCGATCACCTTAGTGCCGTTACCAATACGCTCGACAGGAATCTGCTTACCTTCCTTGTCGAACAGTTCAAACTTGTACAGGCTCTTGCCGACGATATGCTTGCCGGGAACCTCTTTATCTTTAATCTTGATACCTAGCTCTTCCAGAGCAGTGCAAGCTGCCTCAGACAGTTTACCGAGGGTACAGGCATACTTCTTGTTATCCTCATCAAACTTGGTGTTGAGGTTATACATATCGTACGCATAGAAAATCTCAGCGTTGACTTTGACAGGTTTCAGATCACTCATTTGTTTATCCTCTTTGTTACACGTTTATGTTGGTGCCCCTGTCCGGAATCGAACCAGAACCTGATGCTTACAAGGCAACTG